GGGACTGCCCCCGGTTCGGTTGACTCCTGACCTGTGAGGATTCGTCCTCGCTGGAAGGATCAGTCTCGTGCCGAAACCGTTTCCCGCCGAGTTCCGAGCCGATGTCATTGCCGTAGCCCGCAAGGGTGAGGCGCCGTTGCGCCAGATCGCGAAGGACTTCGGGATCTCGGAGGCCTGCCTGCATCGCTGGCTCAAGATCGCCGACCGCGAGGACGGCGCTTACCGGCCGGCGTCTGCGGCGGCTTCTGATGACGTGTCGGCGCAGCTGCGCGACGCGCATAAACGGATCAAGCTCCTCGAGCAGGAAGCTGAAGTGATGCGTCGCGCGGTCGGCTACCTGTCCCGGGATGCCAACCCAAAATGATGTACCCGCTGGTCCTCGACCTGGCCGATGACGGCGTGCCCGTCGCGGTGACCTGCCGGGTTCTTGGGTTCTCCACCCAGGCGTTCTATAAGTGGCGTAAAGCGCCTGTATCACAGCGGGATTGGGATGATGCGCACCTCATCAACGCCGCCCGCGACATCCACGTCGATGACCCCGCATTCGGTTACCGATTCATCGCCGACGAACTTCCCGCGCGCGGGATCTCCGCCAGCGAAAACCGTGTCGCACGGTTGTGTTCCCAAGAGCGCATCTGGTCGATCTTCGCCAAGAAGCGAGGACTGAACCGTCGATCGGGGCCACCGATCCACGACGATCTCGTGCAGCGTCAGTTCAGCGCCCAGACCGCCAACCAGGTCTGGCTGGCCGACATCACCGAACACCGCACCGATGAAGGCAAGCTCTACCTCTGCGCCATCAAAGACGTCTACTCCAACCGGATCGTGGGTTACTCGATGGATTCGCGGATGAAGTCCTCGCTGGCAGTGGCCGCCCTGGATCACGCTGTGGCGCTGCGTTCACCTGCCGCGACGATCGTTCATTCCGACAGGGGTAGTCAATTTCGCTCGCGAAAGTTCGTCCATGCACTGTTGCACAACGGATTACACGGTTCGATGGGTCGCGTCGGTGCGTGCGGGGACAACGCTGCCATGGAGTCGTTCTTCGCCCTTCTGCAACGCAACGTACTCGACCGGCGACGCTGGACCACCCGAGCCGAACTGCGCCTGGCGATCGTGTCGTGGATTGAGCGGACCTACCACCGACGCCGCCGGCAACGCGCACTGGGCAGGCTAACCCCGATAGAGTTCGAACTGCTCCACACACCGGTCGCAACCGCGGCCTGAAAATCACACCTCCGAGCCAACTGAACTCGGGGCAGTCCCTTCGGACCTGGCGAGGCGTTCAATCCGCATTTGAGTGGGTGACTTGTCGTCACTCACTTCAGCTGTCTGCGCGTCGGGTTGATCCTCGTCGAAGATGGTGTGTACCGATTTTTCGAGCCGGTGCGCGTCATCGGTTGGGATGACCCCGGTCGCGGGTGCCGGTAGGCCCGTGGCGGCCTCGATCTGCACTTGCAGGCCAACATCAGCGAGTGACACCGCGGCGGCGTTGGCGGCGTTGACCACCGCCGCGATCAACACCTCGGCCTGATCCCGGGTCAGCCGGCCTGCCTGGAACGCGGTGTAAACCGTGACCGCTTGGGCTGCCGCGGCGGCGGCCAACGCCTCGGTCCGGGACTGGTGCTGCTCGATGCTCGTCATGCCGCCGGCCTCGGTTCAACCGTCCCCTTCGGGACACCTGCGATCAGGTTCACTCCCGCGGTGTCAAGGGCCTCAGCGCGCCGCGCAATGCGGATCTGAGCAATCTCGTCGTCGGAGTAACCGAGCTTCGCCAGTGCATACGAGGCGGGCAGCAGGTTGGCCTGATACAGCTTGACGACTGCATCCGCCTCCTGGCCACGGATCTGGTTGCGGCGTCAGCCCATTGGACACGGGCCTCGATCTGTAGCGGGTCGCGGCCGTCCCGGACCGCCAGCATCAGCTTGGCGACCTGTTCCCAGGCGCGCCCGAATGTTGCTTGCCGTGCTTCAGCGCGGGCGGTCAGAGATGCTTCGGCGGCGCGCAGCGCGTCAGCGGATGCAGGGTTGTCGGTGAAGACTCCGACGTAGTGGGCGGGCAGCGTGGACACGGCCATGATCTGGCCCAGCAGGATGTTGACGGCGTTCTCGTAGCCGGTGAGAGTGGCTGCGTCGAGCTGCCCGAACTTCGCCTCCGGTCCTTCTGCGAGCATGGCCCGGTTGCCCTCCGGGATGGGATTCACCTCGGTGGTGACCGGCTGACCCTCGTCATCGAGGATGACATTGCCGTTCTCGTCGAGGACTGGCTCCTCGGTCAGCTCGATGCCGGTCGCCCACCTGCGTGGCCGGCCGGTGTACTCGGAGGTGGTCATCATGTCGATCAGCAACTTGTTGAGCGCGTCGACCAACGGCTTGAGGTCGTCGATCTCGCTCGAGCCGTGCCGTCCAAGGATCAGGTCTCCGTTGCGTAGGCCAACGACGGGAACCACGCCCAGCGGGTTGGCCAGGGTGTCCACGAGGTTGTATCCGACTGTGGTGGCGCCGGTCGTGTTCGCGCGGTAGTGGCTGATCTGGTCAGGCTCGTACAACATCACTTCGGTGGTGGTCTTGGTCTCCCACCGCTTGGCGGCCGCAATGATCTGCCGGGTTCCCGGGTCGTGCTGGGCAACAACCTGTTTCGCAGACTCGATAGTGACCTTGGGTCGGCCGAGTTTGTCGGCCCACACAATCACATACGAGTCGCCCAGCAGCAGCGCCTCCCGGTGCGCGACACCGGACAGCTGGTCGAGGTCGTTGCGGATCCAGTCCGGCCACAAGTCGTTGGCGTCTCCGGTGAACCCCGTTACCCGGAGTCGTTCTGCCAGCGCGGTCACCGCGAGACGGGGAATGTTGGAGGCCATACGCCCGAAGCGTTGCCCCAGAGCGATTTTCGCTTCGGGAGACAGAAACGCCAACGGCTGCTCTCCCTGGTAGTAGAGGTTCAGTTCGTGGTAGCGGGCGGCGGGTTCGTCAAGCTTCTGCATCAGGTGCGTAAGTAACTGGTTATCGGTCATGCTGCGAAACTCCTTGTTTTCTTTCGTTTCTTGTGGGTTGCGCGCCAGGTGGCGCGTGAGTGGGCCATGACTAGGCAGGCGGCCAGGTCGATCTTGGGGGCGGTTCGCGACCGGGATTGCTTGGACAGCCGCATGCCCCTGGCGTCCTCGACGATGACCGCGGCAGCGATGTGGGCGGCCAGCTTCGTGTTGCCGGAGTGGGTCATTCGGCCGTTGATCGCGGCACTGTACAGGTCGGTAGTCGCTGCGGTTAACCGGGCCGGGGAATGCGGGAATTCCACCACCGGCAACTTCTCGGCCTCCAACGCCTGCAATGTACGGGTCCAGCGGAACGGGTCGGCGATGATCTCCACTACCTGCCAGCGCCGGCAGCAAGCACGGATGGCGGCCTCCACGTCGGCGATGGGAACCCGGTATTCGGTGTCCTTGCGCTGCGGGCGTTCCCATACCCCGACCACATCGAAGTGCGGCTCCGGTGAAACCGTACCCACCAATAACGCGGTGGTGTCGTCGGAGAACGACCCGTCCAGGGCAATCACCACCTCGGCGCGGTCGGGCACACCCTTACCCGTGGACAAGCTGTCCCAGACTTCCCCGGGAAGAAACTTGCCCTCGGTGTCGGCCGCTAACTGGCACAACCGGGCTCGCCGGAACGTCGACTCTCGGGTTTTGGGCGGCATCAGCGCGTGCAGGGCGTCGCGGTGCAGAAAGTCATCCAACGCTGGGTTGGCCAACTCCCAGCAATGCGCACAGTCCACCGAGTGGTCCTCGAACCCGGCAGCCGAGAACTCCCGCCACACAAGAGATGTGTCCTTCGGATGCTCGGCAGCGTACTGCCGAAGATCCAGCAACACCTGATCCTCAAGATTCGGCCCCGGGGTCCCGATTGCCACCAACGTCGAGGTCTCCCGCTTGCCCTGTGCCAACGTCAACACCTCGTAGCTGTCGCGGTTCGCAACCCCCGCCTCGTCGAGGATCGCCAAGGTGTAGTCCAGGCCCTCCAAACGCTTGGGCTCGGCAGGCAGGCAGTGGAATTGGGCATCGCGAGCCGGGATGACGAGGCGCTCCTTGAAGATCTGCACACGTCTGGCGAGGTCGTCGTCCAACTCACACATTCGGCGGGCTATGCCGAAGACAATGCCGGCCTGCCGCTCATCGACGGCCACAACGCACACAGTGGCACCTTCACCACCCTCAAACAGCTCGTACAGTCCCCACGCGGCCACCAGCGACGACTTACCTGAACCTCGCGGCAGCATCCACCCCGCTGTACGCGGCTGGGGAATGGCGTCCAGCACCGAACCCACCAAATCCCGCTGCCACGGCCGCAACTTCAGCGGCGACCGGGCACCAGTGCCCTTCGGCACCTTCACGAACCGCTCACAAAACTTGCCAAAACGGGCAGACCCGACCGACCGCGGCCGCCACGGCAACGAAGTCGAGTCAACCGACGCCTTCGGGCCGGCCTTCACGGCATACTCATCGAATGATCTGGGTCACTCATCTCGAACCCGTTCCCGGCGAGGAACAACTCGTTAAGACGAACTTCAGCGATTGGAAATACGCCATCGATCCGAGTGGCGCGCTGAACCTCACCAACGGCAAGGAGAAGGTCGTCTTCGGCCCCGGATTCTGGGTTCGCATCGACGACGACACCGGCCCCCCGAAGCGCACTCCGGCGAAGGTGCACCGCGTTCGCTGACCTCACACATACCCCCCGCCAGTGTGTAACGCCCCCTGCGCCTTGGCGTGGGGGTGCTGGCCGGTGCGGTTGGGGTCTCCTCCCCTGGCCTTGCCGCGGCCTCGGTTGCATGAGCCGCAGACGACTTCGGTGTCTGTGCCGAGGCGGATGGTCTTGCCGGCGGCTTTGCGTTCCCATGCGCTGGGTAGGTGGTCGAGCTGCAAGTCCTCGGTGGAGCCGCAGTCGGTGCACCATGGCTGCAGTCGTCGAGCACGTCGCGATAGCTCTTGCCAGGCGGCGTCGTAGCCGCGTTGCTGCCGGGATGGCTTGCGGTCCTTCGGTCGGTGCGAAGGGCATCGCGACTTTGCTGACGGCTCGCCGCACACGACGCATGGTTTGAGGGTCACTGGTCGGTTGCCTTCTGTTGGCGGTGTTGGTGGCGAAGGCGGTCGAGGTCGGTGACGGCCATCGACGTCAGGCTGGTCGCTACCTTGCGTGCGGCTTCTGGTGTGAAGAGGACAGCAAGCTCGCCGAGGTTGTCGGTGTGCAGCATCATGCCGATCAGTTCGTTGCCTCCGGGGGCTGCGTAGAAGAAGTCGATCGATTGGGGTGTGAGGGCTATGGCGTCGAGCGGTGGTACGTAGTCGTCGATCTGGCGGTCGTTCATGCGGTGGCTTCTCCTGTTTGCTGAGGGTTGCGGTAGTTGCCGTGGGTGCGGCGTCTGCGTCCGGATTGGGTGGTTGGGGTGGACCGTTCGCCTGGTGGTACACCTGTACTTTTGGTACAGGTCTTATCTGCGCTGGCAGATGCCCGTTTTTGAGGCCTGTACCGTTGGTACAGGTGTACCTTCTGGGTTTCGCGCCGTCCTGGGGAAACGGTGATTTCACGTTCTGTCAGGAGTGCGTCGAGTGCGGGGCCGAAGTAGTCCCGAAGGTCCGCTTTCAGGGAGGTGCGGATCAGGTGGCGTGGTAGCTGGCGGCCGTCTGCCATCTTGCGCAGGATCGCCTCCTTGGCCCGCTGGAGCTTGCGGTCGGAGATGATCTCCTCACGGTCCGCGGCGGCGAGGGCTCGGCCCGCGTTGGCGCTCCGGGACTGTTCGGCGAGGGCTCGCTGGCAGCGTTCGCGGGTGTAGTTGGAGACGTCCATGACGTACCCGGCGAGTGACCAGTCCTCTGCGCTGACGACGGTTCTGCCGTCCAACGCCATGAGAGCGGCAGCCACCTTGAGCCGTGTCAGCAAAGCGTGGCCGTCGAGCGGATCGACGTGTGGGTCTTCGCGTAGGACCGCGAGTCGGTGGGCTCGGATGGCTTTGCTGGCAGTCTCGGGAACGATGAGGTCGACGGTGCTGCCGATAGCGCGTAGCCAGGACGGCCGGCTGACTTTCCACTTGCCCGGGTCGGGTGGAGGTTCGTCGGGTGCGTCCGGGTCGCTGGTGGGAAGCCAGACGAAGCGTTGCGGTAGGCCGCCGTCGCTGGCGCCGAGCAGGGTGTGCGATCGGAGTGGTTGCACGCCGATGGTCAGGCAGGCGCGATAGGAGCCGGCGGCCACGATGGACCTGGTGTCCTTGCCCGCGTTGGCGAACCCCAATTGTTCCCCGGAGTACACCTTCCGTAGCTCGGAGCTGAGGGTGGAGCCCTGGCGGCTGGCGACCGCGGCCACGGTGTCGATTTCCGCGGCCGAGAAGATCGCGGCCGTGACTGGGTTGGGCTCGTCCGGCTTCGTACCGACCGGCCGGAAGGTGCGGTTGATGCCTTCGCCGGAACCGAGGGGGACGATCTCGACGTAGGGCAGCGAGAAGCCGTCCAGTGCAGCAGCTTCTGCTGCGCCTTTGCCGCCACCGCTGGGTCCCACCAGGGCGATGAACAGGTTGAGTGACATGCGGGAGCCGACGATGCCCGGTAGGCAGATCTCCGGCGGGACGGTGGCTATGGCGCGGGCGAGAACGGCGCCGAGTGTGGCCCAGGGGCCGACCCCGCGAGCACGTGCGAGGGTAAGCACGTGCTGCAGGGCCGGCCGCGAGGACCAGAATTCGTCAGTCATCTTCTCCCTCTGCTGCGATCACGGAAGCAAGTTGTTTGCCCTCGTCGGTTAGGTGCGGCCAGAGGCGGCGGGCGCAGTCAGTGCGACCGGAGCGGTGTCCCCATCTGAAGGATTCGGCTCGCCGGCCCAGCCAGGGCCGGATTACCGGGCGTTCGGTTGGCCAGTCGCGGTAGTAGTCGCAGGTGCAGATGTCGAATCCGCATCGCTGGCAATACTTCTCGTCGATCATGACTTGGCGTCCTGAGCGGCGAACGCTTCGACGAATCCGTCGAGCATGATCTTGAGTGCGGAGGCGAGCGCGGAGCACACAGCGAATGGGTTGTCGCTGTCGGTGTTTCGGTCGAGGTGGTCGCCTTCCAGCCAGCGGTGGATGCGCCACGCGAGGCGGCTGGGGCCGAGCCTGGTGTCGAGGACGACCAGCATTGCGAAGGTGTTGCAGTCGCGTTCGGTCAATCCGTCGAGGACCCTCGCGTCGACTAGTTCTCGGATGAACGTTCGAAGGAACTCGCCGTTGAATAGTGAGTCGGCGTTCTCGATGCCTGGATCGCTCGCGATAACCTCGGCGGCCTGGACGAGGCGTTCATAGCGGTCGCCGCTAAAGCGACCATCCTGGTCGGTGTCGCTGCTCTGTGTCATGATGGTGGAACCTTTCTGTTCGTTGCGGATTGATGGGTTGCAGCGGTCCCCGTTGGTGTTGGCGCACACGGGGACCGCTTTCTTGTGAGTGGTGTTAGGCCGCATCGCCGCTGATTCGGTTGGCCTGCAGGTACTTCAGGACGTCCTCGCGTAGGTAGCGGATTCGGCGACCGACGCGGGTGTACGGGACACCGCGGCGTAGGTAGCGATCCTGGGCGAGGCTGGCTTCAGTCGTGCCCAGGAAATCCGCCAACTGACGAGCTGTAGCTACCGGCGGCAGCGACATTTCCGCCATCAGGTGACCTCCATTTCTCTCATGCGTACCTTCATTAATTGAAGATCCACTTAAGTCTTTATCACGTGTGGTCGTGACACGCAACTATTTCTTGTGGAGTTTCATCTTTTGGAGGTAGAACTGTGTGATGGCAGGTAAGAAGCTTGAGCTGGATGAGACCGGCCGTGCCGTGGCGGAGAACATCACGCGCATACGTACAGCCCGAGGACTGAACTACACCGAACTGTCCAAAAATCTGATGCGGTTGCATCGCGACATAACCCCTCTCGCGGTGCGTCGAATCGAAGAAGGGCAGCGGCGGGTTGACGTTGACGATCTGATGGCGATTGCTGCCGCCCTTAACGTTTCACCCGCTGCGCTTCTCATGCCGCGGGCAACTCGTACGGACGAGCTCGTGCAGACAACAGCGATGGCCGAACCCGCGACGGCTGAACGGGTGTGGGACTGGGTTGCTGGTGAGCAGCCGTTAGTTCCCTACGGGGACCTGTCCGGGAACGATCAATGGGTCGAGTTCGCGCATGCGTCCTGGCCGGCTTGGAGAGTTCGGGAGATGTACGACCAGATGTATCAGGGAGCGGTCGAGGAAGCCCGCCGAGAGGGCCGGGACCTTGCCAAAGAAGTGGCCGCACTGGAGGCGCGAGACGACCATGGCGACGATTGAAAAGTACGAGACCGCTTCGGGTGTAACGCTTTACCGCGTTCGCTACCGCAAGACGGATAACCGTCAAACCGACAAGAGAGGGTTCAGGACGAAGAAGGCCGCGGAGGCGTTCGCCAACACCGTCGAGGTCAAGAAGTTGACCGGCGAGTTCATCCCGGAGACCGCCGGCCGCATCACCGTGAGCAATGATCAGAACCTGTGGATGAGCCTCGGCGGGGCGCGTGAGAAATGGGCGCACCTTCCCGAGGATGATCTGAAAGTCCAGTAGCTCTGATCAAGACCGGCGTTGGCGCGCTGGTTGGGAAGGTACGCCCATGCTCACGGTAGTTCACGACCAGGATTCCTCCAACGAGGACGCGTGCGGGTCGCGGTCGTTGCTCGATGAGATCGTCCGCGACGGTGCCCGCCAGATGCTGGCGGCGGCGTTGGCCGCCGAGGTCGCCGCCTACATCGACGCCCATGCTGGGGAGGTCGATGAGAACGGGCATCGGCTGGTGGTCCGCAACGGCTATCACCGCGAGCGTGAGGTGTTGACCGCGGCGGGTGCGGTGACGGTGATCGCGCCGCGGGTCAACGACAAGCGTATCGACGCCGATACCGCTGAGCGGCGGCGGTTTTCCTCGGCGATCCTGCCGGCGTGGGCGCGTAAGTCCCCGCAGATGACCGAGGTGCTGCCGCTGCTGTATCTGCACGGCTTGTCGACCAGTGACTTCGGTCCCGCGTTGGAACAGTTCCTCGGCTCGGGTGCCGGGCTGTCGGCCACCACGATCACTCGGCTCACCGCGCAGTGGCAGGACGAGGCCAAGGCCTTCGGCGAGCGCGATCTGTCGGGCACCGACTACGTGTACCTGTGGGTCGACGGCATTCATCTCAAGGTCAGGTTGGAGCAGGAGAAGCTCTGCTTGCTGGTGATGATCGGCGTGCGTTCCGATGGCCGAAAGGAGCTCGTTGGGCTGGCCGATGGGTATCGGGAGTCGACCGAGTCGTGGGCCGATCTGCTGCGGTCGTGTCGACGCCGCGGGATGACCGCCCCGGTGCTGGCTGTCGGTGATGGTGCACTGGGCTTCTGGAAGGCGATGCGCGAGGTGTTCCCGGCTACCCGCGAGCAGCGATGCTGGTTCCACAAGCAGGCC